TCAGGACCGGGATGGCATTTAATAGCCCCTGAGCCAGCCCCGTGATAAGCTGCAGCGCCGCGTCCAGAATCATCGGCAGGTTTTCGATTAAGGTCTGCACGATCTGGGTAACCACCAGGACAATCTGCGGGATCAGGGTGGGAACCGCCGCCGCAATGCCCTGGGCCAATGTGACGATGATCTGCGCCGCGCCCTCCATCACAGCCGGAAGGCTCTGGATGATGCCGGAGAGCAGCGAGGTCAGCATCTGCATCCCGGTATCCACAAACTGCGGCAGCATGGAAACCGCCGTGTTTACCAGCCCGGTAATAGCTCCGGCAAAGGCTTCATCCGCCCCGTCCACACCGTTTACCATGTCGGTAAACGCGGAGATGACTTCTGAGATTGCCGGGAGGAACTCTGCCCGGAGGTTATTTTTCACATTGGAAATGGTCTCCCCAAGCCCCGCCAGGGTTTCGTCAAGCTGCGCCTGGCCTTCCCGTGACGCCACCAGCGCCTCGTTGTTGCGGTAAAAGGCGCTGCTCGCCTCGTCATAGGCCCCGGAGAGGGTATCCATGATGAGACGGTTCCGTTCACTTTCACTGGAACAGGCCGCCAGCTTTTCATTGAAGGCATCCTCGCTGATACCCACCCAGTTTAAGGCGTCCGCCAGGGAACCGGTGACCTGCCCGACCTTGGCGGTCTCATTGGCGGACTCGATCATGCCCTCGATGGGGAGTGCATCGCCGAAGGTGCCGTAGACGCCGGCCGCGATATTCGTCCACTTGGTAATGTCCTGCTCGTTTTCCGCAAGCTGCGCCAGGAGCTGGGAGGCTTCCGTGGCCGTGTCCGTATCGCCCAGGATTTTATAGAACTCGGTGTAGGATTTTTGTGCCGCGTCCCCGCTGTATCCAGCCGCCTCAAAAGCGGTAGTCAGCTTGCCTTGGGCCGCCCGGTATTCCTCCGTGGCTTCGTCCAGGTTCCAGATGGCGCTGCCAAGCTCCTGGATGCCGCTTAACGCCGCCTGGATGCCGGAGGAGATGAGGTTTCCCATCGCCACCGTGGCGACCGAAAGGCCGGAGCCTAATTTATCCGCCCCGCTGGATGCGTCCTCCAGCGAATCGCCGAAATCCTCCGCCACATCCCCAGCGTCCTTCATCCGCTCTCGGTTTTCCTTAAGTTCCCCGGAAAGCTGGGAAATGCGCCCCTCCAGTTCCTTTGCCTCGCTGGAGCCTTTGCCGTACTCCAGCACCGCATTGGAATAGGCGCGTTTCATCCCGGAAAGTTCCTCTTCCTGGCGGGAAATCTCCTGAGAGAGCCGCTCTGTGGCGTCCGCCGCCTCCGTCTCCTGCCGGGAGAGGGACTCAATGGCCCGCTCATTGGCGGAAAGTTCCCGCTCCATGCCGTTTAAGGCGGCTTCGGCGTTGTTAAGCTGGATCTGCCAGTTCTGCGTCCGGCGGTCGTTCTCCCCAAAGGACTCGGAGGCGTTCTGGAGGGCAGCCCGCAGCGTTTCGATCTTCTGGCGCTGGGCGTCGATTTCCTTGTTCAGAACGGTATTCCTTGCGGAAAGCGCCTGGATGGATTTATCGTTGGAGTCAAACTGGGAGGAAACGAGCTTCATCTCGGAACCCAGCACCTTAAAGGACTGGTTGATCTCCGACAAAGCCTTTTTAAATTCCTTTTCGCCCTCAATGCCGATTTTCAGGCCAAAATTGTCCGCCACGGGCCGCACCTCCTTCCTTCGTCCTCATGGACTTCATATCCCTCGTTTTCGTGTAAACACGAAAACTCGCTCATTCCGTCATTCGTCCTCTCCCCACAAAGCCACTTGGCTTTGTGGGGTCCCCGTCATATTCCATAGGGAATGACATCATCTATCGTCAGTTCCCGTTTTGGCTTCGCAAGCCCCAAAAACTGCCTGTGGCATTCCCACAGATCCATGAGCAGGCCAAACGGCATGAGCCACACTTCCTCCATGCGCAGGGAGAGGTGGGCCATGCCGTAATACAAAAGCCGGGTAAACAATTCTTCATCGCTTACCCGGCCGCCGTGTTTTTTCCCTCCGGCTCACTTTCGATATTCCGTTTCGTCCCCCGGTACATGGCCTCCATGATGGCGTCTTTGTAGTCCGTCAGTTCCATCGGGGAGGTGAGAAGCTCCACCTCCTCGGCGGTCAGCTCCGGCTTTTTGTCCTCCGGGTGCTTCAGGTTGTGGACGAGGATCGGCTGGTTGCACAGAAGGGTAATCAGCCACACGATCTCGTCCAGAGCCATCTCAAAATTTTCCGCTTTCATCAGCTTCTCGCCCAGGTTCTCCAGCCCGCCGTAGCGTCCGGCGATGGCCTTGGTCGCCCTGGTGGTCAGGAGCATTTCGTATTCCTGCCCGCCGATATTGACAGTAGCTGTTCTTTCATCCATATCTCAAAACCTCCTATTACCCTTCGCCGCCTGTGTCAGATGTCTGATCCGCATAGGACGGCTCATAGACCTCATCGTACCAGCCCGTGATAACCGTGGGAGACACACCGGAGTCATCCTCGGACACCTCCGCTTTCCAGGGGTGTTTGCCCTGGCCGTCCACCTTATTGCGGCGGGTCACCGTCCCCTCGATGGAAGGGGTGGAAAACTCGATGCTCTCGCCCTTGGTGGTCAGGTTGGTGGCCGGGATACCAAAAATCACGCGGTACAGCCAGAAATAGCGGTATTTGCCGTTTGCTTTCTTGGCCCGGAAGCCGATGGCAACCGGAGCGCCGCCGTCCTCCGATGCGGAGATCAGGACGCCGTTTTCATCAATCACCGCCCCGGTCAGGTCTTCCGCCACGCTTTTCCCAATATCGTCCACACCCAGCGTCAGCGTCCCGCTCTGGAACTCCTTCACGACCTCCGCCGCGCCATCGTCCGCGTACAGCGTAGCTTCCGCCAGTTCCACGGAAAGCTCGGCGGTCATGGCTTTTGCCAAAGCCACAGGGGCGGCATAGGTCTCATCGCCGTTTTCACCCTCGGTAATCTTCGAGTAGAAAAGTTTATCAAGGCCAATGGTAGCCATAGTTCATTCCTCCAATCCATACAGTTTTGCCACATCAATGGCATAGTGGTGGTAGCCGGTATCGTCCTCATGGCCGATGTACCGCCTGTCCGTAATCACAAAATCAGCGGCAAGGAGCGCATTTGAAAGCTGCCCCTTCCGCATCAGATAGTTCCCTTTGGAGAACAGGGAGAGCCGCGCCTCCTGGGCTTCATACCCCGGCAGGTTATCTGCGTGAAGTTCATAGGTATCCGCCAAAGGCGTGACCACCACATATTCCTCCGGCGGCTCCCCGGAGAACACGCCCGTCTCCACAGGCAGTCCGCAGCCGGTGACCGCAGCCTTGATTTCCGAAAGCAGGCTCAAATCTTCTCCACCTCCTCGTCCAGCTTCGCCTTCATGGCGTTGATACAGGCATTCCGGGAAGAGGAACGGGCTGGTTTTAAGAAGGGTTTTGCGGGCTGGCCGCTTTTGCCGTATTCCAGGATGGTGGCGATCTTGGCGTTACTGTCGCCGTCCGACCTTGGCTCGGAAAAGCCTACCTTCACATTGAAGTCCCCGTTCTTATCCTGCAGGGCGGGAGATGTGCCAAGGGAGCGGAGAAGCTCCCCGGTGCTTCGGGACTCGTACTTCGTCCCGCTGCCGATAACCGCCTGCAGGTTGGAGCGCACCTTGTCCTCCACAATCTCCGCGCCCGCCTCCAGCACCTTCGGGAGGATCTCATCGGTCTTGTCCGCCAGCCGGGACACCTTCATCAGAAAGTCCTCCGGCATTTTCATTTGAACCTTAGCCACCCGATTTCACCTCCGTCCCCAGCACCTCCAGATACATCCCCCTGCCTTTGACATCCTCCACCGATGTGATCTCGAAGGTATGCCCGTCACAGAGGATACGCATATCGGTTGTGACCGTGACGCCGGGTATCACGCGGAATTGAAAAAGGTCGGTGGCGGTGGAAAAGGAAGCCATGTTGGCCCATTTCTCACTGCCATGCCGGCCTTCCCGGTAAGCGCGTACCTCTGCCACGGTCACATCCGTTTCCGTCTTAAAGCCCTCATCATCCTGCGTGAACTGTTTTTCCACAATGGAGATGAAGGTGTTCATTTTTCCAAAACTCATATCACACCTTCCATTCCCGGTCGAGCCGAAGCAGAAGGTTGACCGTGTTCCAGACCTGCTGTGCTGCGTTTGTGTTATCAGCGAAGAATCCGCCCGTGGAACCGTCCCTGGACTCATAGAAATGCGATGCCAGCATAATCACCGCCTGTTCGGTGGTGGCCGGCATCGCATTCTCTGTATAATAGCCCTCCTGGATATGCTGATAGCTCTCCGCGTAGGAAACAGCGGCGGTGATGTAGCTCTGCAAAAGCGCGTCATCCGCCGAATGTTCCAGAATCAGGTTGGCTTTGACTTTTTCCAGCAGAGTGTCCATCCCCGCCGCCTCCTTCCTTAACTGGATGCCATCAGGCCCGCTGCCTTCAGCTTGGCCAGCAGGCCGTTGAAATCAGAAACCAGAGTGGAAACATCCTCCGCAACGCTGTCGGCCTGGTTTGCCGCCTGGGGAACCTCGGCGGCGGGCAAACCGGTAACAGAAGCCCCCTCCTTGATTTCGAGGGTGCCGCCAATCACCCACTTATCGCCGCCCTGTTCCATGTAGTTCTTTCCGTTGTAGCTCATCTGCCAGCCCTCCCTTACGATGCTTTCTGTACCAGCACCTTGACAGCCTCCGGCAGGATTATCTTGCCGTCCACGCGCTGGGAAGCGAGGAAGCCCACCTGGCCGTTTGCCGCATACAGTTCGTTCAGACGCTTGAAGGAACGCCCCTGGCGGTCCGCGATCCAGTAGTAGCTGAAATCACCGAAGGCGATGGTCTTCGCGCTGGCGGCGATGGCGGGCATATAGGCCGAGGTGCGCACAGGTCTGCCCAGGATGGTATCCGGCGTTCCGGCAGTCAGGGAAGGCTGCCACAGGTACTGGCCGCTGCCATCTTTCAGTTTACGAACCGCCTTGATGGTGGAATCGTTCAGCACCCACACAGCATTGCGGCGGTAAGGCGATTTCAGGGAGTAGAACAGGTCGATCAGCTCATCAGCGGTAATCGCGGT